ACAAAATGCAACAGCTTATTACAATACTACAGTTCAAGTAGATGGAACAGGCGTAACTCCAGTATGGCAAGGCGGAAGCGCACCAACTGGTGGTAACGTTTCATCAAATGATGTTTACACATATACTGCAATTAAAACAGCAGCTTCTACTTTTACAGTATTAGCAGCGCAAACGCAGTTTGCATAATAGGAGGATTATAGAAAGATGCCAATTATAGGTTCATTTGGTTCTGGATCAGGACGAGGTTTTGGTCAACAAGGCGGTTCAAATAAATATAAAGTTAGATATTTAGTATTAGGTTCTGGCGGCGGAGGAAACTATGGCCCTGGCAGTAATACATCTGGAGGCGGTGGAGCTGGAGGATATAGAACTATCGCTTGTAAAACTTTTGAAGTTATACCAGGTTGTAGTTATACTGTAACAATAGGATCAACTTCTGCATATAAAGGAGGAAATAGTTCTTGGGGCTGTATAACTTCTACTGGAGGCGGTCAAGGTTCAAACCCAGGTAATTCTGCACCACAAGCAAACGGAGGATCAGGTGGTGGAGGAGATCCAGGAGGCGGACAAGCAGGACCTGGAAATGAAGGTGGTTATTCACCACCAGAAGGAAACGCAGGATCACCATCAGGTGGTGGCGGAGGAGCAGGTTCAGCAGGTTCAGGAAACACAGGAGGATCTGGAGCAACTACAGATATAAGCGGATCACCACAAACTTATGGTGGCGGCGGAGGCGGAGGAGCAAATGGAGCTTCTGGCGGACCAGGAGGTGGAGGCACAGCAGTTCATAATAGTAACCCAGCATCAAATGGACAAAATGGTAAAGGCGCTGGAGCAGGAGGACATATGGGACCTCCAGGACCACACGGAGGCGGAAATGGTGGAACAGGTGTTGTAATTATTAGAAGACCTACTGCAGCTTCTTGTACAACTTCAGGATCAGTTTCAACAAGTGGGACTGATACTATTCATACATTCCCTTCATCAGGAACTTTTATAGCTTAATTATGAATTATTTTGCAAAATTAGATGATAACAATTTAATACTAGGCGGACTAGTCGTAAGTGATGCAGATTGCAATAACGGAGATGAAGCAACAGGTATTACTTTTTTAACCAATTTAACAGGTTGGTCAAAATGGAAAAAATATAATCCAACAGTAGATAAAGGATTTCAAATTGGTGGAACTTATGATGAAGTTAGTGGGGATTTTAAACCACAACAACCAAGTCCAGATTATGTTTGGAATTCTCAATATAAAATTTGGATAAGTCCAGAAGATCAAGCTGCGGGTAATTTACCAGAATAAAAATTCTTTTTTAAGAAAGAATATATGAAAGATAATGTTTTAGAAAAAAATATAGCCTATACAGGAACAGTCATTTTTCCTAATAAAGATAGATTTCCAAGAGAAATCATAAGTGCTTCTATATTAGATAGTGTTTTTCTAACTAATGAAAGAAGAAAAAATGATCCTTTAGATAGTAGGTATGAAGATTATAAAATAGGTAATTCTTTAGAAAAAACTGCATTGAATACTTATTTTATCGATTATTTAAATGCTTTAAAAAACTATGATGTAGTTCCAATAGAATCATGGGGGAATTATTTAATGCCTAATGAGCGAACACTAACAAGAAATAATTTTCAATATAAAGATACAGAGTATGTATCTAGTTGCCAAGTTATTTATGGAACACATATTGAAAATACCATTGATGTAGTTTTAGAAATTGATAGTTATAATAGAAAAATTTTTAAATTAAAAAATAATGACTATGTTATTTTTAATTCAAATATTAATTATCATTTAGGTAAAAACAATTCAAACAAACCAGCTATATTATTTACAACTCTTTTTACAGAACCAAAAGAAGTAGGAATGTTTTTATAAAATGTACTATAGAGTTCCATATTGGTATTGGGAAAATGCTTTAAATGATAAATGGATAGATAGACTTCACAAACTAGCTAAAAAAAAGAAATTAGCAAAAGGTAGAGTAGGTGATGATTTAAGTGTTCATAAAAATATTAGAAATTCCAATATAGCCTTTTTTTCAGAAGATTGGATACACAAAGAAATACATCCTTTCATAACTAAAGCAAACAAACAAGCAGGTTGGAATTTTGAATGGTTTAGAACAGAAGATGTTCAATATACAGAATATCTTTTAAATCAACATTATGACTATCATGTAGATTGTAATGTTGTTCCTACTCCAGACAACAGACAAAGAAAACTATCTGTTGTTGTTTCTTTAAATGATTCATCAGAATATAAAGGTGGCCAGTTTAAAATAATGTTAAGTCCACAAGAAATTAGAGAAGTTACTGAATTAAGAAAAAAAGGTAGTATCATTATTTTTCCATCTAATTTGTGGCATAAAGTAGAACCTGTTACAGAAGGAAAAAGATATAGTTTAGTAGCTTGGGCACAAGGATTTAGTTTTAAATAATGAAAATAATACCTAATTTTTTAAAACCTGATATTTTTAAACAAATTAAAGAAACTATTTTTTCTAATGAATTTCCTTTTTTCTATAGTGATCAAACTGGATCTTTAAATGACAATTCAGATTTTATGTTTACACATAAATTTTTTTCTGAAGATACACAACGAAGTGGATATTTTAATAAAATTATAATGCCTCTTTTAGGTAAATTAGATTTTAATTATTTAATACGTGCTAAATTAAATTTTTACACAAGAAAAAATAAATTTGTTTATACAGAAATGCATGTAGATTTTAATAGCCCTCATAAGGTTGCTTTATACTCGTTAAATACAAATAATGGTTTTACCTATTTTGAAGATACTAGAGAAAAAATACCTTCAATTGAAAATCAATTATGCTTATTTGATGGTCTTAGGAAACATTGTAGTGTATCTCAAACAGATACTAAAGTTAGAGCAAACATAAATATTAATATTATATAGTATGGAAACATTTATATATTCAGAACAGATATCAGAAAAAATATGTGACAAATTAGTAAAGTTTTATAAAGACAATACTAATAGACATATTCCCGATAAAGTTTGTAAAGGAATAACTTCTAGTGAAATTATTCTGAATAGAAGTGATTCTATCTATAAAGAATATGACAGACATTTATTTAAAGTCTTAAAAAATTATTTAAAAATATATAAAGATGCTGATAAGGTTATGAAATTTGAAATAACTCCAACTATAAAAATTCAATATTATAAACCAGGTGACGGTTTTCCTGTTTATCATTTTGAGAATAATGGGGAAGATGGAAATATTAGAAGGCATTTAGTTTTTATGACTTATTTAAATACTGTAGAAAATGCAGGAACAGAATTTAAATATCAAAAATGTAAATTAGAAGCTGTTAAAGGAAAAACAGTTATTTGGCCTGCTGCATGGACACATACACATAAAGGTGTTATAAATAATGAAAAAGAAAAAATAATAATAACAGGATGGTATAGTTTTACATAATGAGTGATTTATATAATTCAAATTTATTTCCAACACCTGTTTGGGATGTTTATGAACCTTCGTTTGTAAAACCTTTAATTAAGGTTACTGATTCTTATATTAATGAAGCTAAAAAAAGAAATAAAAAATTTATTAAAGATAGAGATAAACATTTCAAAACTAATTTAGGAGATATTGGTTTATCTCATCATTCTACTAAATTATATAATGATCCTAGATTTGAAGGTTTTATGGATGTCATTTTAGACACAAGTTTAAATTTTTTAGATTCTCAAGGTTTTGATTTATCAAAACATAAATTGGCATTAACTGAAATGTGGGTTCAAGAGTTTGCATCTAAAGGTGGCCATCACCTTCCACATGTACATTATAATCAACATGTATCAGGTTTTTACTTTTTAAAATGCAGTGAAAAGACATCTTATCCTGTTTTTCACGATCCAAGACCAGGCGCTATGATGACTAAACTTCCTCTAAAACAAAACAATGAGTTACCTATGGGATCAGATTCTGTAAAATTTAAAATACAACCTGGTACTTTTATATTCTTTCCAGGATATTTAACCCATGAATTTTCATTTGATTTAGGTATAGAAAAATTTAGATTTATTCATTTTAATATTCAAGCGGTGCATTCAGATATCACAAAATGAGTTGGCAATACGATTATTGGTATGTAGAGAATTATTATTCTGTAAAAGAAAGAAATAAACTCGCAGACCATATTGAAAGAAATTATATAGATATGGAAAAATCTGATAAAGTTGCTTTAGATGAGCACAATGTATCTAAGAAGAAAGCAAGTACTTTTATTATTGAGTGGGGAAAAATTAAAGATATGGTAGGTAATTTAGAATCTAGTATACAGTCTTATAATGAATATAACTTTGGTTATGTTTTATATCCTTTTAATAATCTAAGTAAATGTTTACTAAATGTATATGATAGTAAAAATAAAGGAGAGTATGGGTGGCATTACGATTCTTCAAGATCTGATATGTTTGATAACAAATTAACAGTTCTAGCTAATTTATCTGATAAATATACAGGAGGTGAGTTACATTTTTTTAATGGCAATGAACATGTTGTAAAAGAATTTAAACCTGGAACTTTATTACTGTTTAAATCTTATATTAACCACAAAGTTACTCCTGTGTTAAGTGGTGTAAGAAAGACACTAACTTTACTTGCTACTGGACCTAAATTAAAATGAGTTTTAAAAAGAATAAATATCAAGTTGTAAAAAATGTTATTTCAAAAGAGATGGCGGAACTTTGTTTTAATTATTTAAAGATTAGAGAAAAAGCAGAAAGAAAATTAAGCTATTATAATATAAGTACAAAATGGTTTGGTACCTTTAATGACCCACAAGTTCCAAACTCTTATTCTATTTATGGTGATTATTTAATGGAAACTTTATTAATAAGAACATTACCTTTTATTGAAAAGAAAATCTCGTTAAAGTTAGTTCCAACATATGCTTACACTAGATTGTATAAAACTGGTAATATTTTGCATAGACATAAAGATCGACTTAGTTGTGAGATATCGTCCACAATGAATCTTGGAGGAGATGATTGGCCAATTTATATAAGTCCAAAAGAAAATATAGGTTTACCAGAAGTAGATGGAGGAGAAAAAGGAATTACTATGGCAAGTAAAGCTAAAGGAATTAAAGTACATTTAAAACCTGGAGATATGTTACTTTACAGAGGAGTAGAACTAGAACACTGGAGAGAACCTTTCAAAGGTAAAGAATGTGGCCAAGTTTTTTTTCATTATAATAATAAAAATGGACCTTTTAAAACAAAAAATCTTTATGATGGAAGAGAAGAATTAGGATTACCAGCAGAATATAAATATATTAAATTATGTTAATTGATACAGATAAATACATAAAGATATATTCAAATTGTTTTAATAGTGTAGTTTTAAAAGAAACAATTAAAGAATTAGAATCTTTAAAAACAATTAAAGAAAGATTGTCAGAAGGAGTTAGTGATTTATTTTGGGAACCTCATGGTTGGTACAATCCAGTTAAAAAAAATATAGAAATTCGTAAGGATGGTAAAGAAATAGAGTCTACTAAAAAAATAGTCAAACACCATAACCTTATAATGAATGTATTATACGATTATATTGCTAAATATATAAAAAGTTTAGACCATAAATATTTTTATGGATGGACAGGTTACACACAAATATTATTTCATAGATATAAAAAAGGAACTAATATGGCACCTCATGTTGATCATATCACAAGTATCTTTGAAGATAGAAAAGGAGTTCCTATTTTAAGTGTTGTAGGGCAACTAAATGATACTTTTAATGGAGGAGAATTTATGGTATTAGATAAAACAATAAAAATGAAAGCGGGAGACTTATTAATTTTTCCTTCAAATTTTATATTTGAACACCAAGTAAAAAAAATAACTAAAGGAACCAGATTAAGTTTTATAAGTTGGGTATATTAAAATGAAGATAGCTGTAATAGGAGCAGGTACTGTTGGAGTAATGTCTACTTTGCATTTTTTAAAATATGTAAATAATTCTGAAGTTACTTGTATATATAATCCTGATAAAAAGATTTTAGGAATTGGAGAGAGCAGTAATGTTAATCTACCTCATCTATTGTGGCACGCTGCTGATTACAATGTATTTATTAATTCTGAAGAATTAAATTCAACTGTAAAATTAGGAGTTAGATATAAAAATTGGAGAAAGAATGATTTTATAAGTCCAATCTTACCACCTTATTATGCAATGCATTTTGATAATTTTGCTTTATCAGAAAAAATGTTTAATAGAGCTAAAAATATTTATAAAAAAAGATTTAAAACACTAAACAAAAATATAAAAGAATTAAAACAAGATAATAAAGAAGTAACTATATTATTTGATAAAGGAAAAGCTATTTATGATTATGTAATAGATTGTAGAGGTTATCCTGAAGACTATTCTGAATATCATATGTGTACTTCACTACCTTTAAATAGAGCGTTTGTTAATATGATACCTGAACCAGGAAATTTTCAATATACATATCATCACGCTCATAAAAATGGATGGATGTTTGGAATTCCTTTAACTCATCGACAAGGTTGGGGTTATTTGTTTAATGATCAAATTACTTCCGAACAAGAAGCGATTGATGATATAAATGAAATATTTAAATCAAATAAAACTAAAAAAGATTTAAGAGATTTTAAATTTAAACCCTATAGATCAAAACAATTTTTAAATAATAGAATTATAAAAAATGGTAACAGAGCTATATTCTATGAACCTTTAGAAGCTTTATCAGGTGTATTTTATGATGATGTTAATAGATGGTTTTTTGATTATATAAATAATACTATGGATCAAGAAACTGTTAATATTCTTCTTGATGAAAGAGCAAAACAATATGAAAATTTTATTAGTTGGATATATAATCAAGGATCTATTCATAAAACTAAATTTTGGAAATACGCAAAACAAATAACAACTAAACATTTAAAAAATAATGTACTATGGGAACAAACAAAAAATCATTTAAATAAAATGCCTTATGAAGATGATTTATTTAAAACATGGCCTTTTGTTAAAAAATCATGGAACTTATTATTGAAAGGATTCAATGCAAATATATAAAGACTTTTTAAAAAAAGAAGATTTTGATGATATTATTGCTTTCTTTAAATCAAATAAAATTCCGTGGTATTTCAATCACGTAGTTAATAAAGAAGATTTAAACCCAAAGGCAAGTCAAAATTTTCAGTTTACTCACATATTGTATTCGGACCACAATGTGCGATCTGATTTTTTTGATTTGTTAACACCTATCTTTTTAAAGATTAATCCTCTTTCTATAATAAGAGTGAAGGCTAATTTAGTTCCTAAAACATCTAAAATAGTAGAACATGGCATGCACGTTGATTTTGAAAACCCTAATATTAAGATAACTACAGGTATTTTTTATTTAAATACAAATAATGGTTATACTAAATTTGAAGATGGTAAAAAAATTAAAAGTACGCAAAATCAATTTATAGAATTTGATTCTACTTTAAAACACACAGGTACTACTTGCACAGATGAAGAAAGAAGAATGGTCATTAATTTTAATTATATTAAAAAGTAAATGATTATTGATAGGTTTTCTAAATATCTTACATGCATAGAATACCCAAAAGGAAAAACATCTTGGAACATAGCTGGTATTTTAAAAGATAAAAATGCGTATTATAAGTATGATGTTAGAGACATGTTTACTCTTCCTGATGGAACACCTGCACAAGAAGGTAGATTAGATTCTAAAGCAGATAAAATGGTTTTAGAAATGGA